TTTTTGTCGTTTTATCGTCATTTTTAGCAATTGTTTTTATATCGTCAGTTTGTTTTTTAGGAACTAGTCCTAAGTCTTCAGCTTTTTGGCGGTTAGATTCATCGCTTATAAAGTCGATGAGGTTTTGAGGTGAATTTTGGAAATACTTACGTATTTCAGAAGGAAGAGAGTCGAAAGACTCTTGGGCTTCAATAACGAGATTAAGATTATCTTGAAAGCCTTTGTAATTAGAGAAATCGCCGTACTGTGGTGTGGTGTTGTTTAAGTGAGTAATAACACCCGTAGTGGCGTATTTTTTAAGAATTGAGCCTATTTTTGTAGACTCATGTAAATTTTGTTGAGTGCGTGATTTAGTTGTAATAATAGTTGGGGTTTTTTCGCGTTTTCTGTACATAGTTTCTCCTATTTGTTGTATTCTATTCGTGGGGTTGGTTTAAAGCGTCTAACGCTTTGAGGTTCTTTTGCTTTGCTTTTTGCTGAGTTGTTGAAAAAAGTATCTTTTACAGCCTTAACACCGTTTTTATACTTAGTACTTGCTTCTTCTACAAATTTTGATCCTTCGCCTTCAACCCAGTCCTCTATAATATCAATAGCAGAATTAGCCATTTTACCGGCTCGATTTTTAAGTAGTTCTAAGTGAGAGGTATTTTGTTTTAAATAGCGATCGAGTTTGTGGTTTTTGATTTTCTGGGAAACTTCAGCGGTTTCGGCTTGAGCTTTAGCAGTAGAGGCAATTGTTTCAGCGGTTTGTGCGGTTTGAAGTGAAGCAGTAGAAGCTTGAGCAGCTTGTGCGGTGGCAGCTTGGGTTTTTTGGACATTAAGTCCACCGATACCGGTAAAGGCTTGTAGTCCTGCGCTTGCAAGTCCGGTTTTTGGAGCAGCATTAACAGTAGGAGCAGAAGTATTAGGTACGCTTGCCCCCCCTTGTTGAAATGCTAACATAGGGTTAAGTCCGGCGGCTTTCATGTCAGGCATTGCTCGCTGATAAGCCGTATTGGACATTCTCTCCATCCAGTCGCGGTTCATTTTATCCATCTCTAGATTGAGCCGATTTGCCTCTTCTTGCGCTTTTGCGTCGCCGATTCCAGGAATGTAATCTTCAATTTCTTTGCCAATTTTTTTAGCAGCATTAATGGTACTTTTAGGGTCAATTAACCCTCCTGTAGCAAATTTTGCTACAGGGGCAATAAAGTTGCCAACGCTGTCTAGCCATCCCATTAGAAATGATCCACTAGACCGGGAACGCTATACATAGGCATAGGGCGTACACAGTCTAAGTCAAAGTAACAATCGAGGATTAAATGCGGTTCAGTTGGCACAGCAATTACTCTATCAATAGGTGGATTTTCAACTATAAAATCTTCCGAAAGAGTAGGTAGTGCGCTAAAGTCTTGGGCTAAGTGCCAAATATCGAGACTTTGAGGGTCATTTGAGCGAAATTTTCCAGTAATAAGATTAGGCTTGTATTTGTATTCAGCGAATCGTTCTTGGTAACCGAATACTTGTTCATCTGCGGCAGTACCTTGCGCGTATATTTCTTTGTTAAGTACGGCTTGTTCTCCTAAGTGGGCTAATGCAGGGTAGTAAAAGTCAAAACGTGTTTGACGTGACCACATTTTATTAAGCCCTTGTTGATAGTTGAGATCAGCTCTTAAGCATACGAATCCAAGGATATAGCCGTGTTCAGTAAAAGAAGAGGTGAATCCTCGTCCGTCGAGTCCTACAGTACCAATACCAGACAATTCCCCTTGAGGAGCGTCAATAGTGCCGGTCGTATTGGCAACGGGAGTTACTCCTACGCGTTGAGAAGAACCACCTAAGTACTCAGGACGTTGTAATCGAGAGTCAGGAGAAGTTACTCCAAAGTGGGAACGTATAATTTCAGTGTAGCGAGAGCCTCCGCGTGCGTCTCTTTCAAAAAGTTTTTGAACTTGAAAGGCTTCGCGAATCGCATTGATGGTAGCGGCAGTAGCGTTGGTAAGATCAGCTTGCAAGCCTGAATTCATAAATTTAGCTTGACCTTGCACCGCAATTGTAGCCCCAGAATAAATTACTGAGTTTGTCGCTCCAACCGCAGAGAAAAGACTTCTCTCACTTGAAGCACCAAAAGTAAAAGAAGGGGCAGTACCATTACTGACAACGGGAGCAGATGAGCCTAAAGGTAAAAGTACGTCAGCTCCTTTTTGTGGAAATGGTAAACAAGATGTAAAGTAATCGTGTCTTTTACCTCTTTTTAATAATACGTATTGAGATTGTAAATCAGGTCCATTGTCAGTTTCAACGGTAAGTGAATCTTGAAGGTTTTGATCGCGGAACCATTCATTCCAAATAAGGTTCATAGCGCGTAAAGGTAAAGCATTAATTTCGATGTCAGCATTAACCAGAGTAGGAAGTCCTAAATAATCATACACCGATTGATTGGAAGCATTGTTTAAAGTAATTGTCGGAATTGTAAAATCCGTAGAATCGCCTGGATTTTTTTGTTCACCGTGGAATTTTTGAAAATTATCCCAGACAAGCCTTGAAGGTACGAAGAAATAAAAAGTATCTAAGTACATATTATCCATTAAAGGTTTTAATGGGGTTGCAAGTCTGCCGAACATATGTTCGCGCATGATAAAAGTATCGCCAGGAAGCACTTCATCAACGAAGATAGGGACTAAATTGCCTGCGTCTAGGGTAGTGTGTAGATTTGAGTCGCGTTTGAATTTTGCGCGTGGAATCTCAGCGCGCGGCACTTGTGCAAAGTGACTTTGGTTAGATGAGTGCATTAATTATCTCCTTTTTTAGATTTTTTAGCTATAAAAAAACTTAATATAGCCATGAAAATAGTTTGAATAAGGTTTAAACCTTCGGTGTCAATACTCATTTTTTACTCCTTTACTAAGCTGAGTGTTGGTGTCATATCAAGAACAGAGCCAATTCGTTTGGTTTCGGTAGTGATAATGCCTTCAGTTTCGGACCATTTGCCGACAATAAGAAGGTCAAAATCGGCAGGGTATTGAGTAATAGTAGCCTCAGGGTTTTTAACGGCTTGTTGTACAGCACGAATAAAGTCAGTTTCAGTGCGGTAAAGGTAAGGGTGATGTAGTAAATTTGCTTTTGTGTCTTTAAGTGTACATAGTAACATTTAGTTCTCCTTATTAAGTTTGTGTTGATGATTTTTTAGCTCTTTTATAAAATTTAGTCTCTCGGAGTCATAGTCGGGAGCAGAACCTTCCAGACTACGAGAGCGGGATTTTAAAGCCATGGCTTTGGCATAATATTGATCAAGGTCAGTAACGTCACTGGTAGATGACATGCTAGCCTCTCTCTCCATTTTTATAAGATCATAACGGATGGGGTCAATCTTGGCAAGTAATTTATCATAATATTGAGGGACTCGAAGTTTTTTTTCTCCGACAACGCATAAATCGTAGTTGTAGACATCGTCTATGTATTTTTCGAGCCATTCCCTGCCTATTGCAGGTCGTCGCGACATCCTCGCGAATTCAGGAGTAAGAGTAATAACTTCGCCAAGATCGGTAACACGAGAATAGTATGCTTCTTGGCGATAGCCGTTAATTTTTTTCTGAATGTACGAAGCAACATATCTCGCGCTTTCATAAGTGAGGTTATCAATCTCTGAATGCCCTTTGTCCCAAAGGGCTTCGAGGATTTCTGATCGATACGTGGTGCCCATATCAGTAATACGGTGAGGTACACGATCGGAAGAAAAATCATGATTAAAGAGCGCAATGTGGTAATGTGGTCGTTCATATTTTTCTCCATACTCTCCGCAGTAATAGTATTTTATTTTTTTTGCTCCGAGTTTTTTTCGTAAGCGTTTAAAGAAGAGTGTGACGTCATCAGGGGCAAGAGAGCCATTAATAGGTAAATTATCGTCACTATAAGTAAGAGTAACAAAGCTGTTAGTTTCATGAAGTTGTGCTTCGTGCATCATCCGTGATGCCCAGTTTTCACTACGGTTAAGTCGACAGCCAATGCACTGTCCGCAAGGAACAGTGAGTAGGATGTCGGGATTTGCCTTATTAGGCAATTGAATAGGCATATAACATCTGCTCATGTTATGCCTTAAAGTCTAATACCGCCACGCATAGGCGCGGCTGAGAAGTTTCTCTTGTGACTTTTTTTTGCAGTTCTAGTAAAGAGTTTTTTAGAGCCTTTAGAACTTAGTTTTTGTCGATACATTTGTATCTCCTTTAGTTTAGACACCAAGTTAATTTGGTGTCAGTGGGAACAGTTATAGACAAGTATACTACTGTTCCCATAGATGTCAATTTAAATAAATGACATATCGCCTACCGCGGGTTTACGCTCGGCAAGTTTTGCCGTCGCGTTATAGTTTTTAGAAATAAGAAGCCCCCGCGATTGCGAGGGCATTAATAAGAAGGACGCCATCAATAAGTAGCGTGAAGATAGTTTAATTAGTTTCTGACGTTGTGTCAATTTGCGTTTTTGTCGTTTTATCGTCATTTTTAGCAATTGTTTTTATATCGTCAGTTTGTTTTTTAGGAACTAGTCCTAAGTCTTCAGCTTTTTGGCGGTTAGATTCATCGCTTATAAAGTCGATGAGGTTTTGAGGATTGTTTTGAAAATACTTACGTATTTCAGAAGGTAGAGAGTCGAAAGACTCTTGGGCTTCAATAACAAGGTTAAGATTGTCTTGAAAGCCTTTGTAATTAGAGAAGTCGCCATATTGCGGTTTGGCATTGTTTAAGTGAGTAATAACGCCCGTAGTGGCGTATTTTTTAAGAATAGAGCCAATTTTTGTAGACTCATGTAAATTTTGTTGAGTGCGTGATTTGGTAGTAATGATAGTTGGGGTTTTTTCGCGTTTTCTGTACATAGTTTCTCCTATTTGTTGTATTCTATTCGTGGGGTTGGTCTAAAGCGTCTAACGCTTTGAGGTTCTTTTGCTTTGCTTTTTGCTGAGTTGTTGAAAAAAGTATCTTTTACAGCCTTAACACCGTTTTTATACTTAGCACTTGCTTTTTCTACAAATTTTGATCCTTCGCCTTCAACCCAGTCCTCTATAACATCAATAGCAGAATTAGCCATTTTACCGGCTCGATTTTTAAGTAGTTCTAAGTGAGACGTATTTTGTTTTAAATAGCGATCGAGTTTGTGGTTTTTGATTTTCTGGGAAACTTCAGCAGTTTCAGCTTGAGCTTTAGCAGTAGAGGCAATTGTTTCAGCGGTTTGTGCGGTTTGAAGTGAAGCAGTAGAAGCTTGTGCAGCTTGTGCGGTAGCGGCTTGGGTTTTTTGCACGTTAAGACCACCGATTCCGGTGTAGGCTTGTAATCCTGCACTTGCTAATCCAGTTTTTGGAGCTGAATTAACAGTAGGAGCAGAAGTATTAGGTACGCTTGCGCCTCCCTGTTGAAAAGCAAGCATAGGGTTAAGTCCGGCGGCTTTCATGTCAGGCATTGCTCGCTGATAAGCCGTATTGGACATTCTCTCCATCCACTCTCGATTCATTCTGTCCATCTCGAGATTTATTCGGTTAGCTTCCTCTTGTGCTTTAGCGTCGCCAATTCCGGGAATATAGTCTTCGATTTCTTTGCCTATTTTTTTTGCAGCATTAATGGTACTTTTAGGGTCAATTAACCCTCCTGTAGCAAATTTTGCTACAGGGGCAATAAAGTTGCCAACGCTGTCTAGCCATCCCATTAGAAATGGTCTACTAAGCCGGGAACGCTATACATAGGCATAGGACGTACACAGTCTAGGTCAAAGTAGCAATCGAGAATTAAATGCGGTTCAGTGGGGACAGCAATTACACGATCAATGGGTGGATTTTCAACTATAAAATCTTCTGAAAGAGTAGGTAATGCAGAAAAATCTTGTGCTAAGTGCCATATGTCTAAAGACTGAGGGTCATTTGAACGAAATTTTCCAGTAATGAGATTTGGTTTATATTTATATTCAGCAAATCGTTCTTGGTATCCAAATACTTGTTCATCTGCAGCAGTACCTTGAGCATAGATTTCTTTGTTAAGTACAGCTTGTTCACCTAAGTGCGCGAGGGCAGGATAATAAAAGTCAAATCTTGTTTGACGTGACCACATTTTATTTAGTCCTTGTTGATAGTTAAGGTCAGCGCGTAAGCATACAAATCCTAATATATAGCCGTGTTCAGTAAAAGAAGAGGTGAATCCTCGTCCGTCAAGGCCTACAGTACCAACACCAGACAATTCTCCTTGTGGAGCGTCTACAGTACCAGTAGTATTAGCGACAGGAGTTACGCCGACACGTTGAGAGGAGCCTCCAAGATATTCAGGACGTTGTAAACGAGAGTCAGGAGAAGTTACTCCAAAGTGGGAACGTATAATTTCAGTGTAGCGAGAGCCTCCGCGTGCGTCTCTTTCGAAAAGTTTTTGTATTTGGAAAGCTTCTCTGATCGCGTTAATTGTTGCAGCTGTAGCTTGAGAAAGATCGGCTTCAATGCCAGTTTCAGTACCAAACCTAAGAGCTTGGCCATTTGCTGTCGCAGCACCACCATAAGTAATAGCAGAACCTGTATTAGAAACAAGATACCTATCCAAAGAAGAACCTGCGCCAATTCGCCAATCAATAGGTAGACCATTAGTAACAATAGGAGCAGAAGAACCTAAAGGAAGAAGTACGTCGGCACCTTTTTGAGGAAATGGTAAGCAAGAAGTGAAATAATCGTGTCTTTTGCCGCGTTTAAGTAGTGTGTATTGAGCTTGCGTGTCGGGCCCATTATCAGTTTCAACTGTAAGGCTATCTTGTAAATTTTGGTCACGGAACCATTCATTCCATATTAAGTTCATAGCACGAAGAGGGAGAGCATTGATTTCGATATCAGAAGCTACGAGAGTCGGCAATCCTAAATAATCATACACCGATTGATTGGAAGCATTGTTTAAAGTAATTGTAGGAATTGTAAAATCCGTAGAATCGCCTGGATTTTTTTGCTCTCCGTGGAATTTTTGAAAATTATCCCAGACAAGTCGGGAAGGTACGAAGAAGTAGAAAGTATCTAAGTACATATTGTCCATGAGTGGTTTTAAGGGAGTAGCAAGTCGTCCGAACATATGTTCACGCATGATAAAAGTATCGCCTGGAAGCACTTCGTCGACGAAGATGGGAACCAGATTTCCTGCGTCCAGAGTCGTGTGTAGATTAGAATCTCGCTTGAATTTGGCGCGGGGAATCTCCGCGCGCGGCACTTGTGCAAAGTGTGATTGATTTGATGAATGCATTTATTTTTCTCCTTTTGTTTTTTTGGCTAAGAAAAAGCCAATAATGCTCATAAAGATTGTTTGAATAAGGTTTAGTAAATCAGAGTCCATTAATCCTCCTATATAACTCTTCTTCGCTCTCAGAAGCTAACCTAATAGCTGTATTAATTTCATCAACAGTTAATACAATTTTAACTTTTTCTCCATTAACGGAACAATATATATATATATCGTTGTTTCGAATGAAAAGAGTTCTGTTTAAAAGTTCTTTGTCGTATAAAGTTTCCATTACGCCTCCTTTTTAGGTAGTGGACATAGGTCAAGTACAGAACCTAAGCGGGAGTATTCAGTTTCGACAATGCCTTCAGTTTCGGACCATTTGCCGACAATAAGAAGGTCAAAATCGGCAGGGTATTGAGTAATAGTAGCTTCAGGATTTTTTACAGCTTGTTGAACAGCACGAATAAAGTCGGTTTCAGTACGATAAATGTAAGGTTGGTGTAGTAGGTTTGCTTTTGTGTCTTTAAGTGTTGCGATAATCATTGTTTTTCCTTTGTTAGTTTGTGATTGTAATTTGTTAGCTCTTTTATAAAATTTAGTCTCTCGTCGTCAGAAGTTGGAGCAGCAGCCTCCAACGAGCGAGAGCGGGATTTTAAAGCCATCGCTTTGGCTTGATATTGCATTAAAAGATCGTGCTCACTGGTAGTTTTTTGGTTAAGCATAGATTCTTCGCGCGCAATTTTTATATCATCATAACGGTCTGGATTTAATTTGGCAAGTAATTTATCATAATATTGCGGTACACGTAATTTTTTTTCGCCTACGACGCAAACATCGTAGTTATAGACATCGTCTATAAATTTTTCAAGCCATTCTTTTCCTATAGCCGGTCGTCGCGACATCCGCGCGAACTCAGGAAGTAAAGAAATAATTTCACCAGTATCAGTAATGCGAGAATAGTGCGTTTCTTGACGGTAACCGTTAATTTTTTTTTGAATATACGAAGCAACGTATTTCGCGCTTTCGTAAGTAAGGGTATCAATTTCTGAATGCCCTTTAGTCCAGAGTTTTTCGAGGTTTTCTGAGCGATAGGCATGCCCCATATCAGTGGTACGATGAGGGACACGATCACTAGAAAAATCGTGATTAAAGAGTGCAATGTGATAATGAGGTCGCTCGAATTTGTCTCCATATTCCCCACAGTAATAGTATTTTATTTTTTTGTTTCCGAGGTGTTTTCTGAGCCTTTTAAAGAAGAGTGTGACGTCATCAGGGGCAAGAGAGCCATTAGGAGGTAGATTTTCGTCGTTATAAGTAAGAGTAACGAAGCAATTAGCCTCATGTAATTGCGCCTCGTGCATCATCCTTGATGCCCAGTTTTCCGAGCGGTTGAGACGGCAGCCCATGCATTGCCCACAAGGGACAGTGATAAGATTGCCTGTTTTTTGGTACGGCATTTGAATTGGGGTATAACATCTGCTCATGCTTATCCCTAAAGTCTGATTCCACCGCGCATAGGATTGGCGGTATAATTTTTTTTGTGACTTTTTGAAGCCGTTTTAGTAAAAAGTTTCTTGGAACCTTTTCTACTTAATTTTTGTCGATAAGCCATGTTATCTCCTTTTTTGTTTAGACACCAAGAGATTTTGGTGTCAGTGGGAACAGTTACAGACAAGTATAGGAACTGTTCTCTTTCCTGTCAATTAATTAATGACAGATCGCCTACAGCGGGTTTACGCTCGGCAATTTTTGCCGTCGCGTTATAATTTTTAGAAATAAGAAGCCCCCGAAGATACCGGGGGCATTTTTAAGGAAGACGCCAATGATAATAGCGTGAAGATAGATTAATTAGTTTCTGATGGTTTGTCAATTTGCGTTTTCGTCGTTTTATCGTCGTTTTTAGCAATTGTTTTTATATCATCAGTTTGTTTTTTAGGGACAAGTCCCAGTTCTTCAGCTTTGGCGTAGTTTTTTTCATCGTTTATAAAATCGATGAGGTTTTGAGGGGAGTTTTGGAAGAATTTTCTAATATGAGAAGGGAGAGAGTCAAATTCTTCTTGAGCTTGGAGAACAATATTTAGGTTCTCTTGAAAGTCCTTAATTTGGGTAAAATCTCCGTATGAAGGAGATTGTGAGTTAAGATGAGTAATAACGCCAGTAGTGGCGTATTTTTTAAGAATAGAGCCAATTTGTGTTGACTCTTTGAAATTTTGTTGGGTTCGTGATTTTGTTGTAATAATAGTTGGGGTTTTTTCGCGTTTTCTGTACATAGTTTCTCCTATTTGTTGTATTCTATTCGTGGGGTTGGTTTAAAGCGTCTAACGCTTTGAGGTTCTTTAGCTTTGCTTTTAGCTGAGTTGTTGAAAAAAGTATCTTTTACAGCCTTAACACCGTTTTTATACTTAGTACTTGCTTCTTCTACAAATTTTGATCCTTCGCCTTCAACCCAGTCCTCTATAACATCAATAGCAGAATTAGCCATTTTACCGGCTCGATTTTTAAGTAGTTCTAAGTGAGAGGTATTTTGTTTTAAATAGCGATCGAGTTTGTGGTTTTTGATTTTCTGGGAAACTTCAGCAGTTTCAGCTTGAGCTTTAGCAGTAGAGGCAATTGTTTCGGCAGTTTGTGCGGTTTGAAGTGAAGCAGTAGAAGCTTGTGCGGCTTGAGCGGTGGCGGCTTGAGTTTTTTGCACATTAAGCCCGCCAATACCAGTATAAGCTTGTAATCCTGCACTTGCGAGCCCAGTTTTTGGAGCTGAATTAACAGTAGGAGCAGAAGTATTAGGTACGCTTGCCCCCCCTTGTTGAAATGCAAGCATAGGGTTAAGTCCTGCGGCGCGCATATCTGGCATAGCTCGTTGATAAGCCGTATTGGACATTCTCTCCATCCAATCCCTATTCATCTTGTCCATTTCAAGATTTATACGATTAGCTTCTTCCTGTGCTTTAGCGTCGCCGATACCAGGAATATAATCTTCAATTTCTTTGCCTATTTTTTTTGCAGCATTAATGGTACTTTTAGGGTCAATCAACCCTCCTGTAGCAAATTTTGCTACAGGGGCAACAAAGTTACCAATACTGTCTAGCCACCCCATTAGAAGTGGTCCACTAAGCCGGGTACAGAGTACATAGGCATTGGTCTAACGCAATCTAGGTCAAAGTAACAGTCTAAGATCAAGTGAGGTTCTGAAGGAACTGCAATGACGCGATCGATTGGTGGATTTTCGACTATGAAATCTTCCGAAAGAGTAGGTAGTGCGCTAAAGTCTTGGGCTAAGTGCCAAATGTCGAGACTTTGAGGGTCATTTGAGCGAAATTTTCCAGTTACTAAATTTGGCTTGTACTTGTATTCAGCAAAGCGTTCTTGATATCCGAATACTTGTTCATCAACGGAAGTACCTTGAGTGTAGATTTCCTTGTTGAGTACCGCTTGTTCTCCGAGATGGGCAAGAGCAGGGTAGTAAAAGTCAAAGCGTGTTTGACGAGACCACATTCTATTTAAGCCTTGTTGGTAGTTAAGATCAGCTCTAAGGCATACGAATCCTAGTATGTAGCCATGTTCAGTAAATGAGGAGGTGAACCCACGTCCATCAAGTCCTACAGTACCAATACCAGACAATTCCCCTTGAGGAGCATCTACAGTACCAGTAGTGTTAGCAACAGGAGTTACACCTACACGTTGAGAAGAACCTCCGAGGTATTCAGGACGTTGTAGTCGAGAATCGGGAGAGGTTACACCAAAGTGAGAACGAATAATTTCAGTATAACGAGTTCCGCCTCTAGCGTCTCTTTCAAAAAGTTTTTGAACTTGAAAGGCTTCGCGAATCGCATTGATGGTAGCGGCAGTAGCGTTGGTAAGATCAGCTTGCAAGCCTGAATTCACAAATTTAGCTTGACCTTGCGGTGCAATTGTAGCCCCAGAGTAAATTACTCTGTTTCCTGCTCCGATTTCCGAGAAAAGACTTCTCTCACTTGAAGCACCAAAGGTAAAAGTAGGGACAGTACCATCACTGACAACGGGAGCAGATGAGCCTAAAGGTAAAAGTACGTCAGCTCCTTTTTGTGGAAAGGGTAAACAAGATGTAAAGTAATCGTGTCTTTTTCCTCTTTTAAGTAGTGTGTATTCAGATTGAAGATCTGGACCATTGTCTTTAGATACAGTAAGAGAGTCTTGTAAGTTCTGGTCCCTGAACCACTCGTTCCATATCAAATTCATACAACGAAATGGTAGGGCGTTAACTTCGTAATCTTGAGCTACAAGAGTGGGTAATCCGAAATAATCATATACGGACTCGTTAGGAGCATTTGTAATAGCAATGGTGGGTATTAAGTAATCCGTAGAATCACCCGGGTCAATTTGTTCTCCGTGGAATTTCTGAAAGTTATCCCAGACAAGTCGGGAAGGTACGAAGAAGTAGAAAGTATCTAAGTATAGATTGTCCATGAGCGGTTTAAGTGGCGTAGCGAGCCTTCCGAACATATGTTCGCGCATGATAAAAGTATCACCAGGGAGCACTTCATCAACGAAAATGGGTACAAGGTTACCTGCGTCAAGCGTCGTGTGAAGGTTAGAATCTCTTTTGAATTTTGCGCGTGGAATCTCCGCGCGCGGCACTTGTGCAAAGTGCGACTGATTAGATGAATGTCCCATTATTTTTCTCCTTTCGTTTTTTTGGCTATAAAAAAGCCAATAATGCTCATAAAGATTGTTTGAATAAGGTTTAGTAAATCAGAGTCCATTAATCCTCCTATATAACTCTTCTTCGCTCTCAGAAGCTAACCTAATAGCTGTATTAATTTCATCAACAGTTAATACAATTTTAACTTTTTCTCCATTAACGGAACAATATATATATATATCGTTGTTTCGAATGAAAAGAGTTCTGTTTAAAAGTTCTTTG